GCTATCTGCTGTGGTCTGTTGTTGTAGCTATCAGTAACTTGGTAATCAAACTTTCTGCAAGTCTCTTCAGTGATCTTACGTAGAGAAAGAGTCGTGTAGTAGCCATCTATTAGTGCTGTTGGTCGCTTAATAGCAGTTGTTGGCTGTTGCTCTATTTGATCTTGAGGCGGCTGGTAATCTTGACAGCCAAAACAGTACGTGTGTCCATCAGTGAAGACAGCCGCATTGTCTTTTGAACCACAGGCTTTACAAGGAACATGGCCGATCTTTTTACTACCTTCGTGTTCATCTAAAACTTCTACCATCTGTTTCCCCTTAAAAAAAGGGGGCAACCTTTCGGTCACCCCCTTGGCTCTCCTAACTGTCTATTCAGACAGCCACTCTTCAGGGATCGTTTTGTTAGCCCATACAAACTTGTGCTTATCACACCAATCTGCATAAGTTGACTTAGATCCTTTATAGAGTTTGTTGTTGGCATTGCTGAAGATAAATCTCAAGTCAATACCAGGATGCTGTTCACGGATGTATTCATGCTTTTGTCTATCCGAAAGTTCAAATCGACCTTTAGTTTCTATATAAAAGAAACTCCCATCTTTCTTAGGAATCTTAAAATCGGGGGTGTACTTTCGGTTTTTTGAGGGGACAAGGTAGAGTATCTTCTCAGTCTCGTACTGAACTTCTAACCCTGCTTCAGCAATCTGTTTGGAGATTTTGTCTTCAAGACCACTCCTAAATCCATGTTTATAGCCTATCTCAGAAGCGGTCAGCTTTCGCTTCGTGTACTGTCTCTTCTTCGGTGTCATCGTCAAAAGCCTCTTGAGTTATCTCTTCAGCTACAAAGCCACCATCCACAGCATCAAAGCCGTCAGAATCGCCATTGCCACTTACAGGATTAATCACTTGTACTTTTGATAATTGAAGACTGACACCCTTAGATCCAGACACAGCATAGGTTGTTATGAAGCCACCAACTTTAAGAGTTGAGCCTCCCCAAAGATTAGGTATTTGATCGCCAACCATGATTTGACCACTTGAATCAAAGATCTTAGGCGCATACTTAGATTTAACTTTAAGGATTGTTTGTCCAGTTTCTTCGCATTGCTTAAAAGGCATTCTAAAGTTTGCTTTTGCTCCAAACTCCTCGACAGCCAAATTGTGACAAGCATCAACAAGTGCCTCACAGTTCTCCATGCTAAGTTCTGTCTTATAGACACCATCTGGATTAAATTGAGTGTCAGGTTTGTTTAAGTGTGGGTAGACTGCTGTGCCTACAGGTGATGTAAATTTTACTCGTTGTCCCATTGTGGACTCTCCTTACTTGTGGGTTTAGTTTTTTCTTTAGGTACTTCAGTTGCAATGACACTAGAGAGATCAACATTCAATCTTCTAGCTTCATCAATTAGGGTCGGGGGTAGGCTTTCTCCTTTTGACACGCACAGGTGTACAAGGGAGAGAACTCTCTCGCGTGGGTGCATAGGGTTTACCTTTGGATAATTAAAAGTTTTATATCATTTAGGTGGACACAAAACTTTCAGTGGGAAATAAAAAAGCCCACACAGGGTGGGCAAGAGGGGGTTTCTTAAGTAATTAGGTCAAGCGAAACAGAAGTCTGATTGGGCTACCTGTACCAAATCTAGAGATCCTTTCTTTGGTATCTTTAAGTGTTTGATAGAGTCAGGATCACTTAACTGCTGTTGTGTGCTTTTGTAGATGTGGTCGTACAAACACCATCCATCATATTGTTTTACAAAGGTGTCTCTTACGATGTGAAATAGATCCCATGAGTGCTTTGGAGGTACTGCAAAACTATCATGGATCATCATAAAATCATTGATGCCATGCTTTTTAAGCTCAAGTACAGTAGCCATCAAATGACTTGAATCCATCGAGTGTATAACATTAGGGCTAATACCAGAGCGACTCTTTTTTCTATCTATAAGTGGCTTTGATCGCTCATCTGTAAGATCAGCTTTTAGTGAGAACACTGACCTACGTTTGCTTTTAAGCACCCTATCATATAAGTAGACTTTAACTTTCTTAGTGTCCCATCGAGTGTACTTTTGTATTACAGGGAAGTTGATAGGTGTTCTCCAGAACATTGGCTTACCATCAGTAGCCAAAGCCCCAGCACACTCTTTGAAAAACTCCATGCCTTCTTTAGCTGACTCAAGTACCTCTTGTACACACTTAAAGCTTATCTTAGCTAAGAACTTAGCGGCTATAGTCTGCTCATGGAAAGTCCCAAATGGGTGAACCATAGGTGTCTTAGAGTGTAATACTTGGTCTTCTAAGTCCTCCATGATTTGCTTAAAGAGTTGTTGATAGAAGCCATACTCAACACTAGAGTAAACATAGGTCATACAGTTAGTTTTCAAATCTTTCCTAGTTAAACCATAGTCCAACCATTTGATAGCCAACTTCACCTTCTTGTTATCCAGGGATTTGTCTTGAGCTATTACTTTCAGTTCAACTACCACTTTGTCTACTAAAGTTTGGTAAACATCCTGTGGTTCTTCAGTAGGCACTAGGTTCACTAGCTTACCTGTGTCCTCTGACAGACTAGCCGCTGAGTAGTGTTGGCATCCAGAGTTACTTGCGTCTAACGCAGGGGCTATACAACATAAGTAACCATTACCATGTAGTCTGTAGCTACCCCACTCAAGACAAGCCGCTAGGAACTGAAATGGCTTATCGGCTTTACTCCAAAAGTCATACTCTAGTTGGGGATCTAAAAGTATATTTAGTATTTGGCTTTCGTTTTCCTTAAACCAAGCTACTCTATCCTCTAAACTTTTCTTTGAGACTTTACCGAAGTCACCTAAGTTAGCTATGTGTATCATTAGCCACTCATCAGACTCATCACATAAAGCCGTACCATTAGCCAAACTAAACATAGCCTTAATGTGATCATCTCTATGGTAATTAAAGGCACTTACTGGATACACTCTACCTCTTGAGTCTAAGTTCCAAGGTAAATAAAACTTATCATAAACACTTAAGTCTTTAGCTGTCTTTAAGTCTCTATCCATAATGATGACATTACATCTAGTCTCATCATTCTTTTGTCTTATTTTCTTACAGTCAGACACATGACGCTGTTGTTCAACTCTAGTTAAATCTTTCCAGTTATCTAATCTTTGTGGCTCCTCTAATAGCCGACTATTAGGGAACTTACCTAATTGCTTACCTTGATCCCAAGACCACTCTATAAGATCTAATACTCTAGTATTAATTTTTAAAGGTACTTCCTGTAGAGCATTTACGGCTTGAACATAGTGAGGTAACTCTCCAGCTAAAGCCGCCTTGTAAAAGTCTCTTCTGATGAACTGCTTTTGATCATAAGTAGCATCTTTGACTAGAGGCACTAAAGAACTTAAAGCCTCATCATAGTAACAACCAGTGTCTATAGACTCCCAAGGTCTAGGGGGTATTAGCATGGCTGAGAACATTGGTTCTTGCCAAGACATAAACTCTTGATTGTTATTAAGAGACTCTTGGATGTCACCAAAGATTCTTATGTGTCTAACAGTTTTATTCTTAGAATATTCTTCATGGATGTAAAACACTTTACTAAACTCTAGTATGGCATTGACTACAGGCATAGCCGCTGTCACACAGTTCTTAAGTTCCCATTTCTTTTTGGTAAAACCTTTGAATGAAGCTAGAGTCTTTGCGGCTTTTAATCTGTGTCTAACCTTTGCGTGTTCTTTAGTAACCTTCTCTTGTATATCTTTGTAGGTTGGCTTACTAAATTCCTTTAGACCTTCAGCCCAGACTTCAGCCTCTATACGTCTACCAATGTTTGTTACACAGGTGGTTAGTGTCGAGTTGTTTCCTGCACAGTCCATCATCTCGTTCAAACCAATGTAGGCTAATGTGTCTGTGTCTATGTCTTTGAGTAGAGTTGCCCAAAGGAATACTCTTCCACTTCCTTTGTCGAACTCATTGTCTATATCTAAACGTATTTGCTTGGAGACAACCTCAAGAGCATTAAGTATTACCTGATGGTGGCTTTCACTTTTACTCAAGTACTTTTGCTTTTGTTGTCTTTTGTGATACCTGTCTTGTCCCCTATCTTTCATTTGGGACTCAAGTTTAAGCTGTTGCGATAACATTTCTTTATCTATTAATGACATCCTGTTCCCCTTATTGTCAAAAAGTAAATTTCAATTTGTTTATCATTTAGGTAGACACAAAACTTTTTGCTGATTTACTTCCTTTTACCAAGAAAATCTAATGTATGGAAATGCACATAATAATCATACGCATTTGCATAATAATAATTAAAAAAATGGTGCTAAAAGTCAATAGCACCATAAGCTTTTTACAAAGAATTAATCATCTTTATGCTAGTCTCTTCATCCTCATGAATATACTTGGCTGTTGTAACAATTGTTTTGTGGCCTAACATCTTTCCTATCTTTACTGTGTTAAAACCCAAAGATGCTAAAGTTGTAGCCGCTGTATGCCTTGTCACATGAAAAACAAACGTGTCATCTCCTCTTGCAATCCTACGCCTTGCTTTGTCCCACACAGCATAGAAATGGTGATGATCGTAGTGTTTGCTTGGATTGAAATCTAATGCCTCTAGTGCCTTAAGAGCCTCTGGATGAAGATGCACAACTCTGTCATCTCCATTCTTAGTGCGTCTTAAGTAAACTTTAGATAAATCTCTAGATATCTCTCCATACGGCTGATCAGCTTTTACTTGATCCCTGGATTTGCCTATGCCCAAAATCTCACTTTTACGCATACCTGACTTCAAAGCAATCGTTACAATATGACTTGTCCAAGGGTATCCACTATTAGATAGAATGTCCTTTAGTTGCGACTGTTCTTCTAAAGTGAAAAACCTTGGTCTACCTCCATTCTCCCTTTTCCATTTTAAACGTGGGGTTATGTCGGTTCTGTATTCATCATCGTAGTGTTTAAACACTTTGCTTAGAGCGGCTATGTATCGGTTTTGAGTTGCGGCAGAATTGCCATAGGCTTCTTCCCTAAATTCTAGGAAGTTGTAGATGTGGGTAGGTCGGTAGTTTGTGATAGGTCTGCTTAAGTAATCTTCAAATTCTGAAAAGCGTTCTATCTTTTTGAGTGAAACTCTCTGATGCGCCTCTGATTCCCAAATCCGTTTGAAAGTCGAGAGGGTAAAATCGTATATCGAGAGCGCATTTGTGCTTTCGTTGTGTACCATTTTGTGTCTCCTTTAACTTTCTGAGTTTAAGGATTCACTCTCCTAGTACGCTATAAAACATCCCTTGCGTGTCTGTAAGTACTTGATTTTGCTCAAGTTTGGGATTTTAAGTCCCTTGTGTCTACCAATTTCACCACCCGGGCTTTAAAATCAATGACTTACGTGGAAGAGTGACTCCAGTGACGCAAAGGATATACAACGGTTTTGGCTATGTCTAGAGTTTTTTTACTTTAGGTTATTTTGTGGGTTTTTTGTTTTTGTTCTTAAAGATTCGATCATAGTTTGTATCGTATGATGATTTATCGGTGGGACGTTGTGATGATCCTTTTGACATTACTTTTTACTCCTTAAAGACATTATCTTATCTGCGCCTCTAATTCCAAAGGAGGAGCTTACAGCAATGAAAAGTAGATACTGGTAAAACTCAGGTAGGTTTCCTAAAGCCAACATTCCTTC